CTGTGGCTCGCCACTCAAGGCGACCTATGGTCTATTCTCAGGTAAGATCGTTGGCATGCTGTGCGCCGGTCAGACTGAAAAAGGTCCAACTGGCAGCACTCTCTGCACTCTCATCACGTCGGATGAAATCAACGAACTCCTTTCTGAGGATGACGGTTTTCCATATGAATGCTGTGCATTCCCAAATCAAGAAAAATCGCAATACCTAAACTATGGCACTCTCGCGAGTGCGGCCGTTGCTTCGATTGCTTCTAGCGGAGCACTATTCAACGGTCTCGACGTATGTCGCGATAGCCTCGATCAATCGCCAGAGGATATCAACGAAGACGTCGACATATTTGCGCATTTGCGTGGACCAAATGTGCTCGATATCAACATCGTTCCTTACGAAGAACGAGTTCACCTTAATCGCAAAACTGCTATTCAACGAAGCGCTCTCGCCGATTTTCTACCAAGCGAGTTCCAATCGAAGAAAAAGCCAGCGATTTTGGAGCCTCAGCCCGACAAGAAAGATCCAACGATCAAAATTGACCCTGTCGAGGTCAAGATACAGACGATGGCGGAGGTTGAATTCGAGCCTGTTGATCGAATGACTCTCGCGAAAGTTTCGCAAGATGTCATGGAACGCTATACTAGCGTCATCAAGAATTTCCACGATATGCCGATGGAGAAGCTCACTATTGAGGAAGCTTGCGGCGGTATACCTGGCGTCATGCGTGGCATGACTACAGGCACTTCCGCAGGATTTCCTCTATGTAAGAATTCTGTCACTAAAGGCAAGAAACCGTGGATGTATCATGAAGACGGTGAGATAGTCGTCACAGACAAATTGCGTCAATTCGTCACTGAACTTGAAGACGATATAATCAATGGACGCGAAGTTACTGAGCACCGATGGCAAGGACATTTGAAAGATGAGACTGTGTCACAAGAGAAGATCGATAATCTGAGAACTCGAGTGATCTACTGCGGTGATATGATTCGTCAAATCATTTACCGAATGTGGCTTGGACCAATCTTGGCCGCAATCAACAATTCACCGCTTAAAGGCATTCCATCTTGTATTTCACTCAATCAATATTCGTTCGATATGGACAAAATCTATAACTATCTTGTCGGACACGAAGTTGAAGACAAGCGACACACACTCAAATTTCAAGCTGGCGACTACAAAAATTTCGATATGCGACACACTCCTGAATTTACTGAATTTGCTTATAACATCATTCGCGATATCAGTCCAATTCCAATTCCTGACAACATCTGGAATGACTTCTTACACAGTGAGAGTCAATCGCCTGTTGCATTCGACAAATTAATGGTCCGCTTTAAATCCTTCCATCCCTCTGGATGCTTGTTCACAACACCAAAGAACAACATTCAGAATGAACTCTATTTCCGCTATATCTATGCGAAACTGCATCCCGAGCGCAACTTCGACGAAGATATCAGGATGGTCGTCCTGGGTGACGATCATATTCTATGCATGAAGCAAGACGTCGATTTTCCGGGGCCAGTTATTGCATCGGAGATGGAGAAGATCGGACAAATCTACACATCAGACAAAAAAGGCGCTGAAATTGAAGACTACCAGAAATGGGAAGATATTCATTTTCTCGGCGCTCAACCAAAACAAATTCATGGCAAATGGGTTGGAGCCCCCAAGCTCGCAACCATCTCAGACATGCTGACGTTCACAAGCGATCGTGATCAAACATTGATCGACAAATGTGAACAAGCACTTGATCTAGCCTCACTTTGGGATTTCTCTTCCTATCGCGAGCTACACGGAGCTATTGCTCGTGCTATTCAAGAGCTGACGAGCGCCGAAATCTCGAACACGCCTTGGAATCAGCGAAGATTCAGAGCCTCTAACCGCACTGCTGGTAAGGACGATGCTTGGTACAGCATCGGCGGCACTAGCCGAACATTCTCCGCAAAGGAGATGCAACAAATGATTGCAGCAGGTGCGACGCGAAAGGATCTCTTCACTGAAATCAAGAAGCGAGTCGAGAAGTCAGCGAATACGACCTTCACTGAAATTGCTCGTCAAGCACGTCAGCGACAACTTGCCACTGAACAACAAAATTGCGCATATGAGGCGCATTCAAAGCCATCGGTACGAAACGAGGTCCGTGATCTCACGACGTTCCACACTGAAGTTCAAGATCGTGTGGTGCAACCTCGCTTCGCTACCCGCGAAGACCGAGCTCTTGGTGAGGAAGCTATGTCGATCGAGTATACGCTCGATTCTCACATCTTCAGAACATCATTCGATTGGAGCACAAACGATGCTGCAGGAACAATTCTGCAAACATTCGCAGCCCCGTTCGAGATACTCACTCTTGGCCCGCAAAGCAACATTCAAAACATGGCCTTCGAAAGATTCATTTATTGGCATGGTGATGCAGCTCTTATGCTGCAAATCAACGGCACTCCGTTCCTGCAAGGAGCACTTGTGTTATTCTGGTATCCACTTGGCACACTGCCCTCCACTTACGAACGAGAGCAGTGGCTTATGTTGCCACATGTCATGCTCAATCCGCATACCGCCTCATCTGCCGAGTTGCGCGTTCCATTCCAATATCCACGCGCAGCTTTGAACACATTCGCCGGAATTGACCAAAATCAAATTGACGAGAACCTCGGCACTTTTGCCGTGGGCGTTCTCTCGCCACTAGTGGGCACAGCTCCTGACTCTGTCACCATCACTATGTACTCGTCATTCCCTGACTCGAAACTGACCATTCCACGGCCAGTCAACACGAATCAGACAAATTTCAACGTCGACCGTGATATCCATGCAAAGGTTCTACCCGTCCGCCGCATGGAGATCTCACGTGAGTTCCCAGCCATCGAGAAGATCGAAGAGACTGAGGAGCCTGTCGAGTGGGCCGCACATGGTCAAGGTGGCTCTACTATGACGACGAACAACACATACAACATTCAGGATGTTGTGGGCAACGTGCCAGTTGAGAACAACACGACGCCCTCCGGCAATGAACAAACTATCTCACCAGACACTGATGTTGCGCTTATGGACAATCCAATTTGCGCTTCTGGCGCCGTGCCGCTTGTCGGCCAATTTCCTGGCGCTTCACGCTCAAATGGACTTGTTCCATCGCAAAATCTGGCTCTGCACCCGCAGCGCTATGAGCGTCTACATCAGAGTATGTCTGACCCTAAAGACATGAACATTCACCATATACTGGCGAAGCCGGCATATTTCGGAGAATTCGACTGGTCCACCACGGACACAGCCGGAACAGTGCTGAAGCAATACAATCTGAACTCAACACTGGGCAAGAATACTGGAGACATTATACCTGCCAATATCGCTTTTCTGAATCTATGCAAATTTGTGCGCTATGACGTCGTTTTCCATCTTTACGCCGTCAAAACTAATTTCCAAACAGGTCGCCTACGAGCAAGCATTGCTTATGGCGCGCCATCACTTCAATCCGCAGACGTCAGCGTTTACTACAATCAGACGCTAGATTTCGTCGATAACGAGAAAGTCTCGTTCAGAGTTCCATACAATCAAGCTACAGAATTTATTCGAGTTTGGGAAGGCGACACCGCCGATCCAATTCAAGATCATTCACTTGGCATTATCGCCTTTTCTGTGGCTAACCAGCTCCGAGCGGCTTCATCAGTCGATCCAACTGTGACCGTGCTTGTCATGGTCTCATTTGAGAACGTGGTCATGGCTGTTCCGCAGCCCTACTTTCCGTTTGAAATGCAATCTGAAGTGAAATCAGACGGCTCAACGCAGCTGTTCTATTGGCGCAATGAAGTCTCACTCGCTGTGAGCACAACACCACCTTCATTGACCACAAATGACGCACAAGTATCGGAGAAATTTACTGCACACGGTGGCGACATCGATGCACCTCCGACGACGGGGGAACAGACGGCAGAAATTGCCGATCCTGATCCAATTCCAGTAGATGTGACGGCTGTGGAGGCGGCTCCCAGGACAGACCGACAGTGTAGGGTGCGCGTCGGTGAGAAGCTTGAGTATACGATTCAAGTTCTTCCTGAGATTCTACGACGTCTTCATGTCATTCCGCAAATTGATGGGGCTCCATCGAGTTATTACGTTCAAGTCGCTCAAGTTAACAGTGTTGCACCTGTGAGCGGCGGATATCGTTATTCGATTCGAAACATGCCCACTGACATCATGCAGACCTTCTACGCCGCTTGGGGTGGATCCTTGAGATATAGAATCTATTCCGATGGTGGCCTAAAAGAGCTGTACTACATTCAGACGCTTGAGAAGCGACTTGGCCTAGCCGGCAATGCGAATGCAGTTACATATCAACCATCTGCTGTTGATGTGCCAGAGCTTTCAGGAGAAACAACATCTTTCCTCAGCACTGGTGGCACCACCTATTACATCACTAGCAATGGCGAACCTGGCCTCACAACCATGAAGCCGTTCGAGTTCCTGTTTCCAACTGGCGAAGGCAATTATGTTGACATTAATGTGCCATTTGACACTCACTACTACTATCAATGCCTCGACTTGGGCAATTACGTCAATCTGACGGGTCCATCGACTGGCTACATCAATGTGGTCACTAACAGCACTCGTGCCTTTGTGGCGCAAGCGCTTGGAGACGATTTCGCTTATATGGTGTTTCGTCCACCACCTGGCCTCATTCTTAGTGGTGTCAATTATGGCAGTGCACCAACCGCTGATGATATTGGATATGCTAACATCGCTGGATTCAACATCAAGATCCCCAGCACTTGAGTCAATTCTCTACAGTCAAAGGACTGTCTCCGGTCACACTGTCGTGCTTCGGCTGTGCGCCACTTACACCTCTTATTTTAATTATTTCGCGTTTTTTTAACATTCTTTTTCGCGTTTAGTATTTGATTTTTGGAAGTAGGGCG